CAGCGGCAGAAGCGCACAACCGCGCTGACTTTACGGCTCTGACAACGTGGGGGGTGTTCCTCAACGAGAAAGAAGACCGCTACAACATCATCCTGCTCAACTCAATCAAGCGCCGACTGGAGTTCCCAGAACTCAAGAAGCTGTGCTACGCCGAGTGGAAAGAGTGGGAGCCTGATGCGTTCATCGTGGAGAAGAAGTCCTCGGGCACGCAGTTGTACCAAGAGATACGCCGCACAGGTATACCTGTGATGGAGTTCACCCCACACCGAGGCACAGGAGATAAGACAGCACGTCTGAACTCGGTCGCCGACATCATCCAGTCGGGGCTTGTGTGGGTGCCAGAAACACGTTGGGGGGAGGAGGTGGTCGAGGAGATCGCCGCATTCCCATTCGCTGCAAACGATGACTTGGTTGACTCCACTGTGATGGCGCTGATGCGCTTCAGAGCAGGTGGGTTCATCCGGTTGCCCGACGACGAGCCAGAGGAAATTCGCTATTTCAAATCAAAGCGGTATGCTGGCGGTAGTAGGTACTATTAAAAGGAGAGATGAGATGTACATGATGGAGAAACTGGACGCATACAAGCAAGAGATCGAGCGCACGATCACATGGCAAGACTGGTACAAGCAGAACCACTGGATGACAGATAAAACTGTACCGGACTACCACAAAGAACTGATGTTGCGCTACGCCAATGAGATGCTCCGTATCCACGACGACCTCAGAAAATACTGCAACGCTTTACTTATTAAGGCACAAGAGCACAATTCGGCAGTCGATAGACTGATGTTTGAGCTTCGCAAGTCCACTGAGGATTACCAGAAGCTCGACAAAAAATACAAGGCACTGCGAAAAAAAGTAGTGCCAGTCAAGAAACCTGCGGCTAAAAAGGTCGCTAAACCTAAAGGAACCTGAGTATGGCTACAAGTTCAATGGATAAGGGGCTGTACTCAGCCCCAACAAGCATAGAAAACGAAGTGCTGGCTATGGGTGGCGACAGCCCCTTAGAGATCGAGATTGTCGATCCCGAGCAAGTCACACTATCTGATGGCAGTGTGGAGATCACGCTGGAGCCTGATGCGGCAGATGATGGCGAGTTTGATGCCAACCTTGCAGAGGAGATGGACGACAGCGCCCTTGCCTCTATTGCAGAAGACCTCGATGACATGATCACGTCTGACATCAACAGTCGCAAAGACTGGGCAGACACATTTGTCAAAGGCTTGGAAGTATTGGGTCTACGCTACGAAGAACGCACCGAACCGTGGAGCGGCTCGTGTGGGGTCTTCTCTACGCTGCTGGCTGAAGCCGCAATTCGCTTCCAGTCAGAGTCAATCATGGAGACTTTCCCTGCCGCTGGCCCTGTGAAAACAGAGATCATCGGTGCGATTGACAAGCTCAAAGAAGAAGCCGCCGAGCGTGTCCGTGTGGACATGAACTACCAGATGACCGAGAAGATGGTTGAGTACCGCTCCGAGCATGAGCGCATGCTGTTCAACCTCGGGTTGGCTGGTGCGGCGTTCAAGAAGGTCTACTACGATCCGGGTCTGGGTCGCCAAGTGTCTATGTTCGTGGCGGCAGAAGATGTGATCATCCCTTACGGCGCGTCCAACATCGAGACATCCGAGCGTGTCACTCACTTGATGCGCAAGACCAAGAACGATGTGCGCAAGTTGCAGGTCGCAGGTTTCTACCGTGACGTTGAGTTGGGTGATCCCGTCAACATCAGCACCGACATCGAGAAGAAAAAGGCCGAGGAGCAAGGCTTCTCAATCACGCAAGACGACGACCGTTATCAGTTCGCCGAAGTCCACGTGGACTACGACCTGCCGGGTTACGAAGACCCTGATGGCATCGCCCGTCCGTACGTGATCACGTACGAGCGTGGTACCAAAGAAGTTATGGCAATTCGCCGCAACTGGAGGGAAGAAGATGAACTACAACTCAAGCGACAGCACTTCGCACAGTACAACTACATTCCGGGCTTTGGTGTCTACGGTATGGGCCTCGTGCACATCATTGGTGGTTATGCACGTGCAGGTACTTCAATCATTCGCCAGCTTGTTGATGCTGGCACTCTGTCTAATCTCCCCGGTGGTCTGAAGACTCGCGGTGCACGTATCAAGGGTGATGACACACCTATCGCTCCGGGCGAGTTCCGTGACGTAGATGTACCGAGCGGTGCGATCAAGGACAACATCATGTCCCTGCCATACAAGGAGCCGTCACAGGTTCTGGCTGGGTTGTTGGAGAAGATCACCAACGAGGCTCGTCGCCTTGGCTCTATTGCCGATATGCAGGTGAGCGACATGAGCGCCAACGCGCCAGTGGGTACCACCCTCGCGCTGCTTGAGCGTCAACTCAAAACGATGGGCGCTGTGCAAGCTCGTGTGCACTACTCCATGCGCCAAGAGTTCAAACTCTTGAAAGAAATCATCCGCGACTACACCCCAGAGGAGTACAGCTACGAGCCTGACTTCACGAAGGATCGTGACATCAAGCAGAGCGACTACGACCAAGTGGACGTGATCCCTGTCAGCGACCCTAACTCCAGCACGATGGCCCAGCGCATCATGCAGTACCAAGCGGTGTTGCAGTTGGCAAGCCAAGCGCCACAGATTTATGACCTGCCTGTGTTGCACCGTCAGATGATCGAGGTGTTGGGCGTGAAGAACGCCGACAAGCTCGTGCCTGTTGAAGACGACATGAAGCCCGTTGATCCAGTCAGCGAGAACATGAACGTGATCAAGGGCAAGCCTGTGAAGGCGTTCATGTACCAAGATCATGATGCGCATATCGCTACACACTCATCGTTCATGAAAGACCCGATGATCGCGCAACAGATGGGTCAGAACCCACAAGCGCAGATGCTGTTTGCGTCCATGCAAGCGCACATTGCCGAGCACTTAGGCTTCGCGTACCGCCGTCAGATCGAGGAGCGCCTTGGCGTGTCTATGCCAGCACCTGATGCTGAAATGCCGCCCGAGATGGAAGTGCAGTTGTCGCGTCTGGTGGCTCAAGCCAGCCAGCAGTTGTTGGCAGTGCACCAAGGTCAGGCTGCTCAACAGCAAGCCCAGCAAGCCGCTCAAGACCCACTGGTTCAACTCCAGCAAGCCGAGATGCAACTCAAGGGTCAAGACGTTCAGCGCAAGGCCGCAAAGGATGCACAGGACGCCGACATTGCACGCCAGAAACTGCAACTGGAGAAAGAAAAGATTCAGGTTCAGAAGGACAAGGTTGGTGTGGACGCAAACCTGCGCGTTGCACAGATCGAAGCCACCCTCGCAGCAAAAACAAAAGGAGAGTAAAAGATGGATGAGAGAGTGATGAAACTGTTAGTGGACAAGGCAAACCAGCGGCGACAAGAACTGCTGGATCACCTTGGTTCTGGTGCATGTAAAGACTATGCGGAGTACCGCGAGGTTTGTGGAGTGTTGAGAGGTCTTCTCCACGGAAACCAAAACATTGAAGACCTCTTGGAACGTGTAAAGGAGAGAGATGATGAGTGAGTTTTTAGCAGGGCAAGCGATTGACCTATCTGGAATTTTGAACAAGCCCGCAGTGGAGAAGGCACGACAACTGCCCAAACCTCAAGGCTACAAAATTCTGGTGACGTTGCCGCCTGTGGAAGAAGAAATTGGAGACACGGGGCTTATCAAGTCTGCGCAGTCCATGCACTACGAACAACTGTTGACGAATGTCTTGTTTGTCGTAGATTTGGGTGAAATGTGCTACTCAGATAAGGAACGCTTTCCAAACGGCCCTTGGTGCAAAAAAGGTGACTTTATTATGTGTCGTGCCAACACTGGCACACGCTTCAAAATTCACGGCACTGAGTTCCGGTTGATCAATGATGACTCGGTGGAAGCGGTAGTTGAAGACCCCCGTGGCATCGAGCGCGTGAATTAAGGAAAAATCATGGCTGAATACGAAAAAGACAATTTCAAGTTCCCTGACGAGAACATCGTTGGTAAGGACAAAGAGAAAGACGAAGAACTTGAGATCGTGATCGAAGGCGAGGACACCCCCGTCAAGGTCGAGATCAAGGATGACACCCGCCCCGAAGACAAAGGTCGTCGCCCGATGACCGAAGCCCCGGAGGAGGTCACCGAAGAAGAACTCATGAAGTACAAGGATGTCAAGCTACGTGATCGCTTGGCACATCTTAATAAGGGTTACCACGAAGAACGCCGCGCCAAAGAGCGTGCGGAACGTGAGCGTGAGGAAGCACTTACTATTGCCCAACGCATCTTGCACGAGAACGAGCAACTCAAGGGCAGCGCCAACAACAACCAGAAACTTCTTATTGAGCAAGCCAAGACGGTAGCCACCAAGGAACTGGATGAAGCCAAGCGTAGATACAAGGCGGCGTACGAGTCAGGTGATGGTGATGCAGTTACTACCGCCCAAGATGAACTGATGTCAGCCAAGCTCAAAATGGAGCGAATCAACAATTTTCGTCCCAGAGCTTTACAATCCCCCCAAAGTGGTGTACAACAGGCACCTATGCCCCAAGCTCCTGCGAGTGGGGCACCCAACCGAGATGAAAAAGCGGAAACGTGGAAAGAGCGCAACCGCTGGTTCAACAAGGATCGGGAGATGACCGGATTCGCACTCGCAGTGCATGAGCGTCTGGTCGAGGAGGAGGGGATTGATCCCCGCTCCGACACGTATTATGAGCGTATCGACGCTCGAATGCGCGAGAAGTTCCCTGAGAATTTCAGGGATGGCAACGGTGGCAATGAAAAACCCACACGTCGCTCGACAGTAGTTGCTCCTGCAACGCGCAGCACAGCGCCTAAAAAGATCGTGCTGACGCCAAGTGCGGTGAGCATTGCCAAGCGGCTCGGGATTCCACTTGAGCTTTACGCGAAGAAAGTCGCAGAAGGAATGAGGAACGAATGATGGCTGAGAACAAATTGACCCAACAAAATCGTGAAGA